CCGGTCGTGGTATGAGTATATCATTACTATACTGCGATGAGTTTGCGTTTGTACCTCCAAACATCGCTGAAGAATTCTGGACATCGATATCCCCTACACTAGCAACTGGTGGTAAGGCTATTATTACATCAACTCCTAACAGTGACGAAGACACCTTTGCCACTATTTGGAAAGAAGCCAACAAGAAGTTTGATGAATTTGGCAATGAACAAGCAACAGGAATAAACGGTTTCTTTCCGTTTACTTGTAAGTGGAGTGAACATCCTGATAGAGACGAAGCATGGGAAAAAGCAGAGCGTGGACGCATTGGAGAAGAACGATTCCGTCGAGAATATAACTGTGAATTCTTGGTCTACGATGAAACACTTATTAACAGTATTTGTCTTGCCGGTCTAGAAGGCAAGGAACCTATTCAACGAATGGGTCAAACTCGCTGGTATAAGCAATTAAATCGAGACAGTATGTACGCAGTGACGCTAGACCCTAGCTTGGGCACTGGAGGCAATAGTGCGGCAATTGAAGTATTTGAACTACCTAGCTTTACACAGGTTGCCGAGTGGCAACATAATTTAACTCCTATACAAGGACAAATTAAGGTGCTTAGGGAAATATTAAAATACATTCAAGACGAAACAGGTGAAACTGCTAATAACCTGTACTGGACTATAGAAAACAATACAGTGGGCGAAGCAGGACTGGTGTGTATCAAGGATATAGGCGAAGAAAATTTCGCAGGATTATTTGTAAGTGAACCTGTACGTAAAGGTCATGTACGTAAATTCCGTAAAGGATTTAACACCACACATGGCAGTAAAATCTCAGCAAGTGCTCGCTTAAAGTTTCTAATCGAAAGCGGAAAAATGAAAATTAACAGCAAGCCCTTGATATCTGAACTAAAAGCATTTATAGCAGCTGGCGTAACATTTAAAGCAAAGGTGGGCGAGCAGGACGATTTAGTTAGTGCTACACTACTAATGGTACGCATGAGCCAGGTACTAGCAGACTGGGATGAGCGTGTATTCGACAGTATTAGCAGTCATTCAGAGCATATGGATGACGATTGGGAAATGCCAATGCCTATCTTTATTTCGTCTAATTTAGGATAAATATCAGTATGAACAAGAATCTAAGCAACATTGCTGATGAATTATTTGGAAAAATTAGAACACAGTTTCCAAAAGTAAAACTTCGAGACGAGGATCGCGAATCAACGTCCGAGCCCGCGCTAGCAAGATTTTTTAATTTTGACTATCACCATAATCGAGTTCCGTTAGGATCTATCGATGTAAGTATTTCGGAAGAAGACGGACTTGTAGTAATTTACTCCAACGACATCGTGGAAGAAAAAGATGAATTTGTAAAGAACAAATTTTATAATTTCCTTCAAGAATTACGAGAATTTGCGAAACAGCGCCTGATGAATTTTGATACTAGAGATATTTCTAAAAGCAATCTAGATAAAAGAGACTACGAATTCATGTCTAAAAAGAACAACGGAGAAGACACTATGTCTGAAAGTAAATTATACGGCACTAGCAAAACTAGCTATCAACAATTGGGTGATGCTAAGTTAATTGTTAAACATAGTGCTCCAGTAAATTTTGAGAACCCAGCTGGACGAGCTCAACGCATTGAAAGCATCTATATTGAAAATGCTCAAGGCGAAAGATTTAAGTATCCTTACAAGCATCTAAATGGTGCTAGAGCATTGGCTACACACGTGGCACACGGCGGAACACCGTATGATTCTATTGGCGGACACGTAATTGGTCTTAGTGAAGAATTGAGCAACCTAAGAATGTTTAAGCAGTATGTTTCTAGAAATCCCATGGTTAGCGAAGCAATGGGAAGCATTCATTCTAAAGTAATGGAAAGAATCGATGCTGTTAAAAAAGAAATCCATAGTTTACAAAGTGCTACACGCTATGTTGAATTTGCTGAAAACTTCCACGCTAGCGATGCTAAAGAAATTCCAGAAGACGTTATGAATGACTGGATAGACAGATTAACTATCCGTACATTCAACGAAGAACTTAAGAACGTATTTCCTTATATCTTTAAACTAGTTGACGAAAGTGACATTCCTGTAAAAGATGTTGACCCAGATGATATGCTGAGCGAACTAAGCAAAGATACATTAAAGTCTTACAAGGGCAAAGCAGAGAAAGATGCAGACGAATATGAGAAAGCTGGACATGCTTATGATAGCGATCCTGACGAAAGAGACTTTGCACCTTCAGCATTTAAAAAGGCCGAACAACGCCGCGCAGGTGCTAAGAAAGCAGACGAGAAGTCTTCTAAGAAAGAAAGTTTCTCACCAGAAGTTCAGTTTGAAAACTTTATAGATAGTATTTTAGGTGAACGTGTTGATATTTTCAGTGATGATGAAAACAGCAAGAGAGAAGCTGTAGAAAAATTAAATCAACTAGTAGCACAACCAATGCCTGTAGGCACTGACGGAAGTAATGCTGTTGAAAGTTTATCTGACATTATTGATGATGATGAACTAACTGATGTTTTTAAAGAACTTGCCGATATCGACCCCGAACATGATGTAAGAGATATTCTTAAAGATTACATTAAAATTAAAGACGAAGAAAACGGCACAGACATTTTAACACAGATTCAATCCCCTGCGGATGATGGCGGCATGGACGCGGCACCACCAGCAGCACCTGCACCAGAAGCACCACCGGCTGAACCTGCAGCAGTAGCACCAGCTGAGCCAGCACCTGTGATGCCACCACCAGTCGCTGAGGAAAAAGAAGATCCTCCGTTTGATGGTCCTTACAAAAAGAAAGGCGACGATAAAGACGAGTTCGGAAATACCGTCAAAAATAAGGCTCGTCATTTAGCTAAAAAAGGAATGGCTGACGCTATTAAGAAAGCCAAGAAAGCTGGCGCAACAGCAGAAACAATCATTCGTATTGCTGGTAAAGAAATGACACTAGGCGAAGCAATTACTAAAGCAGGAATGAAAGTTGAAGACGTATTTGGAAACAAAGCAGACGAATTAATTGAATTTGTTAAGAGTATGTATAACGCCAACGAAGGAAACTTCCCTAAAGGTGAAGAAGGTGTTAAAATTGCCTGCGAAAAGAAATTCGGTGACAATGCTGGACCTATTGCTGAAAAAGTAATTGCTAAATTAACTAGCTTAGGCGAAATGAATCGAATGAAGAAACTTGCAGGATTGGCAAGATAAAACCATTTTTAAGCAAGAAATCTCTTGCTAAGATAAATAAAAACGTATACAATAACATGTATGCGTTTTTTGTTTTAGAGGGTTCTAAAACAATATAGGCACAAAAAGCAAACTTAAGGCTATTAATAGGAGAACAATTATGGCATCTTTAGCAGAAATCCGAGCAAAGCTCAAAGAACAGGAATCACGTGGTTCCGACAACAATCAACGTTCCGGTGGTGATAATTCAATTTATCCATTCTGGAATCTCAAAGAAGGATCTGAAGCAACAGTAAGATTCTTACCAGACGGTGACTCTGACAACACATTTTTCTGGGCAGAACGAGCAATGATTAAATTGCCGTTTGCTGGAGTTAGTGGCAGCACAGATAGTCGTCCAGTTCAAGTCCAAGTACCTTGTATGGAAATGTATGGCGGCACATGCCCTATTCTAGCAGAAGTGCGTCCATGGTACAAAGACGAATCGCTTAAACAAATGGCCAATAAGTATTGGAAAAAGCGTAGTTATATCTTCCAAGGCTTCGTTGTTGAAGACGGTCTGAAAGAAGAAAATGCTGCTTCGAATCCAATTCGTCGATTCATTATCGGCCCACAAATCTTTCAATTGATTCGTGGCGCATTGCTTGATCCAGAAATGGACAATCTGCCAACAGACCTACTCCACGGTGTTGACTTTAAACTTATTAAGACAAGTAAAGGCGGCTATGCTGACTACTCTACTAGTAAGTGGAGTCGTCGTGAGCGTCCATTGAGCGATGTTGAACAGACAGCTTTAAAAGAGCACGGCTTGTATAATCTCAAAGACTTCCTGCCTAAAAAGCCAGGCGATGTCGAACTTAAGGTTATCAAAGAAATGTTCGAAGCAAGTGTCGAAGGCGAACCATTTGATATGGATCGTTGGAGTCAATACTACAAGCCTGCTGGCATGAGCCAAGCAACAGGCGATCCAGTTGCTAAGACTAAGGCAGCTGATACCGAAGATGCTCCGTGGGAAGAAGACACCACTAGCGTTGCTAAGGCAGCTCCAGTAGCACCTAAACAAGAAGCTTCATCTTCCGCTGGCGGCGGCAGAGCAGAAGACATTCTTGCGATGATTCGCAATCGTCAAAAGCAATAATAGCTTTTAAAATGAGGGCCCTCGTGCCCTCATTGCCACCTACGAGGAGATCATATGGCTAAAAAACAAGTAAACAAGATCGGCGATAAGCTCGCTAAAGTAAATGATTCTTTTTCTATTCAAATGTACGACAACGGTTTTATGTTTGAAATTGGCGGGAAAGATTCAGACGGTGATTGGAAGAACGCAAAGATTATGTGTTCAACTATTGACCAATTAGTAGCTCTGGTGAAAGAAGCTACCGAATTAGAAAGGGACGAATAATGGCAACAAAGGCATTTGATTTAAGTAAATTTAGAAAGACTCTTACTAAGAGTATTGACGGCTTAGGCGTAGGATTTAACGATCCTACCGATTGGGTCGGAACAGGCAATTATGCCTTAAATTATTTGATTAGCGGAGACTTTAACAAAGGTATTCCGTTAGGAAAAGTTACAGTATTTGCCGGAGAATCTGGCGCAGGCAAGAGCTACATCTGCTCTGGCAATATTATTAAGAACGCACAGGAACAAGGAATTTATACAATTCTTGTCGACAGTGAAAACGCACTGGATGAAAAGTGGTTACACGACCTTGGTGTTGACACAAGTGAAGATAAGTTGTTAAAACTTAACATGGCCATGATTGACGATGTGGCCAAGACTATTTCAGAGTTCATGAAAGAATATAAGGCAATGGCAGAACGTCCTAAAGTCTTATTTGTTGTTGACTCGTTGGGTATGTTGTTAACTCCCACTGACGTAAATCAGTTCGAAGCAGGCGATATGAAAGGTGACATGGGTCGTAAACCTAAGGCACTTACTAGTCTTGTTCGTAACTGTGTAAACATGTTTGGTAGTTATAATGTTGGTTTAGTTTGTACTAACCATACATACGCAAGCCAGGATATGTTTGATCCAGATGACAAAATTTCAGGTGGACAAGGCTTTATCTACGCTAGCTCTATTGTAGTTGCTATGCGTAAATTGAAATTGAAAACAGACTCTGATGGTAACAAGACTAGTGAAGTACACGGTATTCGCGCCGCCTGTAAAATTATGAAAACTCGTTACGCTAAACCTTTTGAAAGTGTACAAGTTGAAATTCCATACACTACCGGCATGAGTCCATACAGCGGATTAGTCGATTTGTTTGAAGGCAAAGGTATGTTGAAGAAAGAAGGTAACAGCCTTGTTTATATCACTAGAGATGGTGAAATTATTAAACAATTCCGTAAGCCTTGGGAACGAAATGAAAAATCTGGATTGGATGCTATCATGAAAGATGTTACTAATCATGGAGAAAATATTCCTTCTGAGATAACTACTATTGACGGAGAACAGGAGACCGCATAATGAACGAAAATCAAATTGCCGACATATGGCTTCTATTTAAAGAGTATGCTGACAAAAAGGCAGTGGAGTCGCTAGCTGAACGCTATGTAGATTTACTGGCCGATCATGGTATTGGCGACAAAACTTTGAAAGATTCGATAGGATTCGACGAGTCACTCGACGACGCAATTGAATATTACCTTGACCAGGATAGTGAAGAAAGTGTCGACGACGAAGATAATTGGGATTTTGATGAAGACGAGGATTAAATGAGTTGGTATTCAAAAGTTTCTAAAGATATTTCGAATATTCCAGATGCTGTGGCGTATTACGAAACTGAATTACAGGCGGCCAGAGCCGATGCTCGTATTTCAGGTAACATAGAAAAAGCTTCAGCAGCTATGCCAGGTATTGTAGAACAACGATTTAGTCAACTACAAGAAATTGAAGCAATTTTGGAATATTTGAACATCGAACTCAGGCGACTTAAAAGTCAACTGTTTAGAAAATATCTAGAAACTTACCAACGGGCTCTTAGTAGTCGTGATTGCGAGAAATTTGTTGACGGCGAGGCAGATGTTGTTGATTATGAAAAAATTATCAATGAATTTGCCTTGCTACGCAACAAATGGTTGGGTATTACCAAGTCGCTTGACATCAAACAATGGCAACTTAGCAATATTATAAAATTACGAGTAGCTGGAATGGAAGATGCTACACTTTAATTGACATTTTCGCAAACGTATGTTATAATTTACTATGATAACTGTTGATGCCTTACTTATACACCTTTTTAAAAATGCCTTTTTGACCGAAAAGGTATTTCCTTCGAAAGATAAGCGAATATTGTTGAGTTTAGCTCGACAACTTTTACAAAATACTTTTTTGACTGAAAATCAGTCAAAATTATTGACCAAAATTTTCAAAGAAAACGCAGTACACCTAGATGGCATCGTGGATGACGTTCACAATGTGATCAATTCTGATACATGGTCCGAACCTTTTAGAGTAATTCAAAAAATTCGCAAAATTTACATAGATCCCGGTGATGCAGACACCTTAGTTATAGAGTTTACCTACGACAAGAGACTTCGTAACAAGCTCACAGGCCTTAACAATCGACTACAAGGATCGTTATCCACTCACGGCACTAGACATTTTTCCGTATCACTCACTGAAAAAAACATTCATGTACTGGTAGGTGAATTTCTTCGAGAAAATTTCGAAATTGATGAAAAAATCATGAAATTTTACGAAGACATTGATCGCACGTTGTCATCCTCAGAAATAAATTTTTCGATACTTGACTCGAAAAATGAAAATTTGAAAAAAATACTGACAGACGATATCGGCACGTATACCAGTGAAAATCATCTTTTACTAAATGACCGAAAAATCCGGTATCAGTACGATTTTTTCGAAAAATTACCCAATAAATTCTTGACCACGTTGATAGCACAACGACCGTCCACTAAAATTTTTATCGATAACTCATCTTGTACCTTAACAGAGGTAATAGCCAGTTTAATAAAACTTAAAAGACTGCCACTTTTAGTAATTTTTGACGGACACGACTCTACTGTGAACAAAAAATCACTAAATTTGCTCGCAGACGCACTAAAAGCAAACGGTGTTGATGACCATATTGGAATTTATTTTAGATTTAATCAAGGCAATGATCCAGCTGGGTTCAACAAAACCATTTCTGAATTAGGATACAATAAAAATCTTTCCGAGCATTCGCAAGTTGCTGGCATTGCCAATAGTAAATTGCCCAAATTCTTCATTAAAGACAAATGGAAGCCTAAAAGTGTGATTTCGTTTACAACGAGTTTTAAAAATAGTAAAAGTTATGTTTACTGCACTGACGTTGATCTAATTATATATTATGGGGATAAAAAGCCTCTTCAAGGAAATGTTGATGTCATCATGTAAGCTAATAATCAAGGACGAAGTTAACATAAAAATAGAGGGTCTCAGTGTGGAAATGCGTAGAAAACTATCTAACGCATTCAAGTACGATATTCCCTATGCCAAGTATCATCCAGCTTATAAGCTAGGCAGATGGGACGGGCAAGTAACATTGTTTGGTCTCGGCGGCAACGGTTATATCAATCAACTACCCAAGATATTAAGTTTGCTAGATAGCTCAGGAATTGACGTTTCTTCTATTGAAGATTTAAGACAGCCTACAAATTTAGCCTTTGCTAAAGTTACAGAATCGTACTGGGCCGACCAAGGAAAAACTTGGCCTAAGGGTCACCAGCAAGAAGGTCTGCCTATCATGTTGCGTGATTATCAAGTTGACACTATTAATAATTTTCTCGAGAATCCGCAGAGTTTACAAGAGGTGGCAACAGGCGCCGGTAAAACAATTACCACAGCTACGTTGGCACAATTATGCGAACCGTTAGGTAGAACAATTACTATTGTTCCTAATAAAAGTCTTGTTGAACAAACAGAAGAAGATTTTATCAACGTGGATCTTGATGTAGGTGTTTACTACGGAGATCGTAAAGATTTAAATAAAACTCACACTATCTGTACATGGCAAAGTCTGAACATACTAGATAAGAAAAGTAAAAACTTAGAACATGACATTGTATCACTTGCTGAATTTTTAGAAGGTGTAGCATGTGTTATTGTTGATGAAGTACACATGGCAAAAGCCGAAGTACTGAAGAATTTGCTTACACAAAATCTTGCTAATGCGCCAGTACGCTGGGGATTAACAGGCACTGTGCCTAAAGAAGCATTCGAATATGAAAGTATTTTTGCCAGCATCGGTCCTGTAATCGGCGGAATTAAGGCACATGAATTACAGGAAAAAGGTGTACTGAGTAATTGTCATGTTAACATTGCTCAGTTGATAGATTTGCCTGAGTTTAAGACTTACGCAGAAGAATTAAAATATCTAGTTACTGATGACGACCGCATGGTTTATATCAGCAAAATGATTAAAGGAATAGCCGACAGTGGTAACACGTTGGTACTTGTTAATAGAATCGATACCGGGAAGTTTCTTGTTAACGAGCTGGAAGATAGTGTGTTTATTTCCGGAGAAGTTAAAACAAAAGACAGGAAAGAAGAATACGACGATGTTAAAACTAGTACTAATAAGATTATTGTGGCGACTTACGGTGTGGCCGCTGTGGGTATTAATATCCCCCGTATTTTTAATCTGGTTCTTTTGGAGCCCGGAAAGAGCTTTGTCCGCGTTATACAAAGTATTGGGCGAGGCATTAGAAAAGCAGACGACAAGGACTTTGTCCAAATCTGGGACATTACCTCGACGTCTAAATACGCAAAGCGGCATCTTACGGCACGGAAGAAATTCTACAAAGAAGCCAAGTATCCATTCACACTAGACAAGATTGATTGGAATTAAAGGTTGACAACATTACCTAAATGTTGTATTATAACAACATGCAAATATTAACATTAGACAATTTATCATACGACCTTAATAACCTACCCGAAGAAGTAGATGAGAATATGAGGTTCGCAGTACTAGATAATAGTACTCCTCAAGATCCTGATTTCTTCTTCATGCCGCTAATTTTCTTAGAAAGTTTTAATAGTCCGGCAATGGTACTTAAAATAGGAGAAGACGAAGTTACTATGCCCTTAGACTGGAGCATAGCAGTAGGCGATCCACAAAGCAGTTGTGACATAGAAATACTGCCACTAACAAGTTTAAATGATCGAGGCTTTGAAGCATTATGTTTTAATCCGCTCAGTAGCTTTAGGGTAGAGTTTAAAAAAATTGAAATTGTAAATTTTTATAATGATGTTAAGTGGTACTTTCCTAAAATGAAAAACGGCCAGTTATTAGCAGTACCCTTAGGTCAAGAACCTAAACCCTTGTGTTGTTATTTTGTCAAAGAAATTTCAAGACAGATGGAATTAATTGATTTAAGCAAAATACTATAATATGGGATCTCTTAAGCCTGGCGCTACTTACATATACGAACGCAATGGCGACGAAATATATGCTCGTGAGTTTGGAGAAACGGAACGCACATTGATTGGATATGATCATAAACCTGATACACGGACACCTGACGGAAGACCGTTAATTGAGCATATACGAGAAAGTAAAATGTGGGGTGAAATTCACCGTGAAGCAAAAACCAATCCTGCTTTACAGAAGGCACTGGATCGTGCTATAATGATATACAGACTATCAAAGGATAAACCTTTATGAGCAAAGAAGAAGACAAGTTCAAGCATAGTAAGCGTTTACTCAAAGATGAAAATGCCATCAAGAAGCAAGTTAAAATTGCTAAACAGCATAATTCATTTGCTGATGAAAACAAAGTGCTAAAAGAGCCGCATCGTTTGGCCAAGCATCACGCAATGGACTGCGGAAATCCAGAATGTTTTATGTGTGGCAATCCCCGTAAGACACACAAGGATAAACTAACAGCACAGGAAAAAAGACTATTTCAAGATGTAGAAAAATCTACAGATCGACATAGCAACGGTATTTTGCCACCAACTGAGATTGAAGAAGATGAGCGAAAAGATTGAACTAAAAGAAAAAATGGCTGCTGTCGACATGGGTGCCCGCTCGATGTGGGACGAAATGGACGACCTTCAAAGAAAGAGTCTTAAGCAAGAGTTCTTTATTCTCAATCGATATATTAGCAATGTCAAAGGTCAACCTAGAGACACACAAGAACACTTTGTTCTTACTGTCAATGAGTACTTTAACAAATATTGGTACGACTTACAAAGTCATCCTAAGTTAATGTGGCAGTTGCTTAGTATGTGCGGGCATGAAAGTAAAAAGATATTCTATCACGAATGGATAGGATTTAAAAAGAAAAAAGATAACAAACGCATTAAATTTCTAAATTTAGTGTACCCTGATATGAAAGATGATGAAATTGAATTATTGGCAAAATTATCAGAGTTATCGGAACTAAAATCTATGGCAGAAGATTTAGGTTATAGTAAAGAAGAAATTGCTAAATTATTTTGATGTTAAATTTTGGTGTGAACAATAAACCTTATATCTGTCAATTTTGTGGGCACGGCTACACCCAGGAAAAAACACTGGCTGTTCATATGTGCGAACAAAAACGCAGACATTTAGCCAAAGATGAAAAACATGTTGTCATAGGCTATCAAACATATGTGAGATTTTATCAACTAACACAGAATGCTAAAACTATAAAAACACACAGCGAATTTGCCAAGAGTCCTTATTACAATGCGTTTGTAAAATTTGGCAGCTATGTCAGTAATGTAAATCCGTTGTACCCGGATCATTATATCGACTGGGTAGTACGTAGTGGAGCCAAGCTAGATCACTGGTGTAGAGATGCGCTTTATGAAAAATATGTGTTGGAATTGATTCATACAGAACAAGTGGAAACAGCACTCAACAGAAGTGTAACCCATATGCAATCGTGGGCAAACGATAATAACAGTGTATGGAGTCATTATTTTAAGTATGTTAGTGTAAACAGAGCAACTTATGATATTAGAGATGGTAAAGTTAGTCCGTGGTTGATACTGAATTGTACTACTGGTAAAGAATTGCTAGCATCACTGAGTGATGAACAGTTAGCTTCGATAAGTAATGTTATAGACCCTAATGTATGGGTTAAAAAATTTAAAAAACAACGAACGGATCTTGAGCTTGTTAAAGAAGTAGTCAAGGAGGCTAACTTATGAATCCAAACGCAACAAAATTAGATTTGGAAGTTATTGTTAGCGAAGAGGATGCTGCAGTATACGTTAAATTGACAGGGTTTGATGATGTAGAATCGGCTGACCAATATGCCAGCTATCTAGTAGACGCACTTCCACTAATGTTATTTGAATCAGAGGTAAAGCACTAATGCCAGATATCGACATTGATTTTTTAGATCGGAATCAAGCTCTCGATGTTATCAAGCATATCAAGGCAAGCCGTCGCGACGATTCTAAATTAGTTGCTCATAATACTGGTATATACTTACAGACAATTCCTTGTAATCCCGTTACAAATTTAGCAGGCATAGATTATAAAGAGGCAGAAGAACGAGGCTACTTTAAAATAGACTTTTTGAACGTTAACATTTATAAGGGTGTTAGAGATGAAGCACATCTTGCCCAACTTATGGAGACTGAACCACTATGGGACCTTTTAGAGCAGGACGATTTCAGCAATTTACTATTTCACGTCAACGGACACGGCAGCATCTTGAGACAGATGAAACCCACGAGTATACTCCAACTAGCGGCCGTTTTGGCTATGATAAGACCCGCGAAGAGGAATTTGATTGGGATGGATTGGACGACAGTGATGACGACTATTTGGACAAAGCCCGAGGATGGTGAGTACTACTTTAAGAAGGCCCACGCAGTTGCTTATGCGATGGCTATTGTTGTACAGATGAATTTAATTTGTGAACAGCTAAGTTACGATTATAGTTAACGGCTTGGCGGCTTTCTTACTAGCTGTACACTCTTGCGTTTTATTCGTTTGAGCGTTAGATTCATTAAATTAACTACCGGGCCGAGTACTACTCTCACATCTTTACTATTAAAGGTTTTGATACTGTACTTGAAAGGTTCTATTTCTCTTCTTAGAAAGATACTAATCGGAATCTGTCGATTGCTTTCCCACCACCATACTTCTCCAAGTTCTAGTAAAAGAGTTTTTTCGTCGGGTGTTTTAATTGCTTCTAAGTCGTAGAAGCTTGTAACAAACTGATCTTGATTGATGATAATGCCCACGTATTCTAGTTCACCGTAGTTTAATACGCTGATAAAGGGTAGTTGATTCTCTATGTTATCTCTAAGTTTAACCATATAAATAGTAGTAAGGACTTTTAGCCAAATGCAAAAAATTTCAAGTTATTTATATCCAAACCGAATCAATGTCGTCGCGGATGTGACTCTTTTTCCTGTAAGGTGGAACATTGTGTATCAAAATCGTATAAAACTTTATCAAGGTGTTGACAACGTACTTACCTTGGATGTAAAAAATTCGGATCAGAAACGGATAGATATTTCTGAAATGATCTTAAAAATGAATGTGATGGATACTGCTGGTAAGGAAGTAGTAGTGGCAGACGTGACTCCAACAGCAACGACGGGTCTAGCTACTATTTCTATTTCGTCAGACGATTTAGTAGAACTGGATCCACAGTTTTTATCATTTACCATTTATAGAGAAAATGAGGATGATACCAAGACTATATTATATGCCGACACACAATTTGGGGCTGTAGGTAAAATGGAACTGTTAGGCAGTGCTGTGTCCGTCCCAACACCGGAACGTTACATCACACGTTTCAATTTACTTTCCGAAAGAGTTAATAACATCACAACCACCACATGGTTTAGCGATGCCGTTGAGATTAGAAAACCTAACTTTTTAAATTCGGTCACTGACGACACTATTGAATTAGATTTTGAATTCAACAAATCTAATGCTGCTGTCACTGTACAATTTACACAGGATGAAATTGTGAATTCTTACACAGAATGGACCGATGCCTTAAGTTTTGGCGTATTTCCTTCTGACACTTCTGCTTCGAAAACTATTTCGTATCCTACATACAATAGAAGTTATGCATGGATGCGTGTTAAATTTATTCAAACATCGTATAATGGAACTGGTGCCACAGTCGACATTGCCAAAACTTCTGGTGGTACTGAATATACATTTAATATAGGCAAACCTGGCATAGGTTATGCGATTGGTGAGTCGTTTGTTATTAACGGTCGACGTGTAGGCGGCGGCACAGCGTTACCAAACGGTTCGTGGAATCTAACTGTTGCTCAAGTAGACGGCAATGGTGGCGTTACATCATGGACTCCTTTGGCGGAGATGCCTGTAGCGGAAAATGGTAATATTGTATATAAAGATGTGCCAGTTCGTGACGACAATCACATCAGAACAATTGACAAGATAACAATTAGATTGTAAAATTAGTCTATGAGCCTTATCATAGACACAGTAACATCTTACCTACCTCCTAAGAGAAAAGCAACCCCAAGCGGGTGGATTAGCTTTAATGCTATCTGTTGCCATCACAATGGATCTAGTTTTGATACTAGAGGTCGTGGCGGCATAATGATAACCGAAGGTGTAAGTTATCATTGCTTCAATTGCGGCTTTAAAGCAAGTTGGCAACCTGGTAGAAAGATTTCAGTTAAATTTAAAAGACTGTTACAGTGGCTCAATGTAGCAGATGATTTGATTACAAAGTGTAGTTTGGAAGCGTTAAGACTAAACGAAGATCCTGCGTACAAAGGAACTGTTAACGTCATTCCTACCTTTATAGACAAAGCTATGCCATTGGGCTCGAAGCCCATACTGTCCTGGCTAGATAGTAATCCGGAAGAACTAAGGCCCGTGTTAGAATATATGTATTCACGCGGTTTTACTGTAGACGATTATCCGTGGCACTGGACTGACGAAGATGGTTTTCAAAACAGATTGATTGTGCCATTTTACTATCAAGGCAGACTAGTGGGCTATACTGCTAGATTAACTAGAGATGGTAAAGTCAAATACATCAGTGAACAACAGCCCGGCTATGTGTTTAATTTAGACAACCAAGACTATTCTCGCAAGTTTACCATAGTGACAGAAGGACCACTTGATGCTATTTGTGTAGACGGATGTGCTGTTATGAGTAACGAAGTGGGTCCGCAACAAATAGCATTATTGAATCAACTACAGCGAGAGATAGTGGTTGTTCCGGATAGAGATCCGTCAGGTTTAAAATTAGTAGAGCAGGCAATTGAATTAGGTTGGAGTGTTAGTATGCCCGACTGGCCCCAAGGTGTCAAAGATGTGAACGATGCTGTGCGGTTAGGCGGAAAGCTATATACATTATGGAGCATAGCGAGCAGTAAAGAATCTATGCCTTTAAAAATACAATTAAGGATGAAAAAATGGCTTGGTTAAAAAACATATATTACAGTATAACAGATTATTTCGAGTTACGTAAGAGACGTAAAGAAATGAGAAAACGAGATCCACATATTTACAAATGATTAACTGGGGCATTTCAGCAAATAGTCACGATGCGGCCTTGGCTGTGTTTTGTGATGAGAAACTGGTGTTTGCCAGTCACAGCGAACGATTCAGCGGTATCAAGAATGACAAGGACTTATGTAAAGAACTTGTGGATTATGCCAAGTCGTGGGGCGAACCTAGTTGTATCTATTGGTACGAAAATCCATATCTAAAGACGGTGCGCCAATTATATGCTGGCCAAGGATGGAAATGGAACAATAACAATATCAAACAGTATCTTGCTGGATATGGTATCACTGCTCCGATTAAGTATACATCGCATCATAAGAGTCATGCGGCAGCAGGTTTTCATACCAGCGGTTTTGATGAAGCATGTGTTGTAGTGATTGATGCCATTGGAGAGTTTGAAACACTAACTATATGGCAAGGTAAGGGTAAGTCTTTAAAGAAAGTATATAGTCAAGGATATCCTCATAGCATGGGCCTGTGGTACAGTGCCATGACACAGCGTTGTCATTTAAAACCCAACGAAGAAGAATATATTCTAATGGGTATGGCAGCATACGGCAATCCAGATCAGTTGAGCAAGCGTATGCTCAACGACTTCTTTAAAGACAGTAATAAGATTGTGTCCTTTAAACAAAATCTACATCGCGGCTGTAAAGATTGGGCTCCAGAATTAATCGTCAATGACACCTTTGATATTGCCGCTGCCACTCAGCAGGTTTACGAATTACAATTTGATAAAATTCTTAAAGAAACAAAGACATATGTTAACAGCGACAATCTAGTATTAATGGGTGGATGTGCGTTAAACTGTTTGGCAAATCCCATTGCATACGACTACTTCGACCATGTATGGATTATGCCTAACCCAGGTGATGCGGGCAGTGCCATTGGCGCAGTACTGGCACATAAACCAGAATGGCGCATAGAACCCAAACACTTCACGCCATTCATTGGCTACAATATTGAGCCCACTACAGGTATTAAAGAAATTGCCGATTATATTTTAAACAATAAAATTTGCGGAGTGGCTCAAGGCCCTGCAGAGTTTGGTCCACGGGCATTGGGCAATCGTAGTTTGTTAGCGGATCCTCGTGGTCCAGACGTAAAGGATCGAGTAAATGAAATCAAGAAACGACAACAGTTCAGACCGTTTGCCCCAATTATTTTGGAAGAGTTGGCTGATATGTACTTTGATCTCTGTGGCGCTAGCAGTGACCATAGGTATATGCAGTTCATCAGTCGTTGTAGGCATCCTGAGTTATTTCCTGCTATCATTCATCGTGATGGCACTAGTCGTGTACAAACTGTGCCAAATGATGGAAGTAGGATTAGAAGACTACTAGAGACATGGTATCAAATGACAGGATGCCCCATGCTATTGAACACCAGCCTTAATATCAAGGGGCAACCCATGGTTAACAACATAACGGACGCAAGAAACTTTGAAGCTCATTATGGTGTTAAAGTTTTTACTTAAAGTGTATAATATATAAATGACAACAAGACAAAACGCAGACTACGGATACGAAATCCAGAAATTATATTTAGAAATGATGCTGGCAGATGCTGAAACATTTGTTCGCTGTCAAGGTATTTGGGACAGTACACTGTTTGATAGAAAACTACAGCCCGTGGCAAAATTTCTAAAAGACTATGTGGATGACCATAACATTATTCCCACAGTGGACATTGTTAACGCTGCCACACAGCAAGAGTTCAAAGTGCCCGAAGGTCTACAAGAAGCACACTATGATTGGTTGCTGGCAGACTTTGAAACTTTTATCAAACATAAAGGACTAGAGAAAGCTATCCTGGAATCAGCTGACTTGTTGGAAAAGGGTGAGTATGGTCCAGTGGAAGAACTGATTAAGAAAGCTGTACAAATTGGCTTACAAAAAGACATGGGCACAGATTACTTCTTGGATCCCCGTGCTAGACTGATGCGTATCAAAGACAAGAACGGACAGATCAGTACCGGTTGGGCCGCTGTGGATCAAAAGCTATTTGGTGGTTTTAATCGCGGAGAACTCAATATCTTTGCTGGTGGATCGGGCGCTGGTAAAAGTTTGTTCTTGGCTAATCTTGGAGTAAATTACGCACTCGCTGGACTTAATGTAATCTATCTAACACTGGAACTTAGTGAAGAACTTGTAAGTATGCGTGTGGACAGTATGGTAACTGGAATCCCCACCAGAGAGATTTTTAAACAGATTGACGATGTGGAAATGAAGGTCAGAGTCATTGGCAAAAAGAGCGGACACTTTCAAGTCAAGTATATGCCCAGTGGTAAAACAGCTAACGATGTACGTGCCTATCTAAAAGAATACGAAGTCAAGATGGGACATCGTTGCGATGTCTTGCTAGTTGACTACATGGACTTGTTGATGCCGTTGAGTAAAAAGATTTCAGCTGAAAACTTGTTTGTTAAAGACAAGTATGTCAGTGAAGAATTGCGTAACCTAGCAGTGGAAAAGAACTGTGTGTTTGTTACTGCGGCACAGTTGAATCGTGGTGCTGTGGAAGAAATTGAATTTGACCACAGTCATATCTCGGGTGGACTAAGTAAGATCCAGACTGCGGATAACGTGTTTGGTATCTTTACAAGCCGTGCTATGCGTGAGCGTGGCAAGTATCAAATACAGTTAATGAAGACACGTAGTAGCAGTGGTGTTGGACAGAAGATTGACCTAAACTTTGATGTGGATACATTGCGTATCACCAACAGTGAAGAACAAAGCGAAGACTACAATGGCGACAAGCCCACGGAAAGTCGCAGTACCAATATCTTAAACAGTATTGCTAGAAAAAGCACAGTGGATAGCTCAACAGGCGATATTCGTACAGATGATCCTACTGAAGGTATGATTGTTAAACCCAGTGCTGCCAAGGTAGAAAGCACCAAACTGCGTCAGCTATTAAACAACTTGCCGCAAGATATCTAAGTTAGGTCGCATGTACCAAACGGTAAAAGCCCACCGCTCACCACTTGTGGGCGCACATGCTCTATGCTCCAGTTCAGCGGGAAACAGTATGGCCTCGCCGCAAGCAAGGTCATAACTGCCGCGTCTTGTTTCAAAAACAGCACCGGGCGCTGTTTGTAGTGTACAGGTCAGTGTAAGGGCTCTAACGCTTTTTCTGTGGTCTTGACTGTAGCTGTCAGGATGCCAATCATAAAACTCGCCCGTGTGATATCTGCTGATCTGTGTGGGCTTCTGCATCCATGTTAGATTTAGTTCTTGATGCCACGGACGAACCAATTCCCATAGATGATCATATTCATCTTCCTCCAAGGACAACCAATAGGCATGATTATTTCTACGTTGCCTTAACGGGTCGCGGCTCATGACCTGCCCTTGTTTTAATTCCAGTTGTTGAGCACGTTGAATCAACTGCTGACATTCACTGGGTGTAAACAGCTTAAAGGGTTGTTCCAGCTGGGTATTCATAGTTAACAGTGTCAGCGTTTTCCCTAAGAGTTCGTGCGCCGTTTTTATGATGAAACGCTCGAGCCATTTCAGTCTTGGGACTCAGTGTGACAAATCGAGTGATATCGGGCCGAGCGAGTTGTATGTGTGCCTGCGCCTGTCTAATCAGGGCACGGCCCGCACCCGGAGTATAACTCCATATGGTATAGAACACAGCCACCTTGGGCACGTCAGTGGCATTCAATTCACTTACACTGCTGGGAACATCCTGCGTGTATCTCACACAGGTAACGGCTGCTGGCACATTGTCGTTAATTAAAACAAACACTTCTGCGCTGTCATCGCATACTCTGGCAGCAATGGGTATATCAGGACGAACAGGGTCGTCTTTGACGAGTTCTAATAAAGGGTCGTTCAGTGTGTTGATGATGTGTAGCATGATATCTCGGCAGTTATAAACGTACTTATCTCTACCGAAAGAAAATCATATTACATTTACGTTACAGTGATATATCTGTCAGCTGACAGCTTTTGGTAGCTGCCAATCAGCTTGTTGACATCCCTGCGTTGAAAGTTATAGGGCACACTCATGTCGTGATGTCCTATGGCAAGGAATGGAATTTGCTCCAGCTGTCTACGTTCACTGGTATACTTTTCCCGTAACAGCAACTCTTCTGCGGGATTCTTTTCGTAACAGATACAGAATCCAGTTTGACAGCCCTGTTTGATAGCACGATGCGCCAAACGACTGTAGAGTTCCCCGGTCAAGCTCATGGTGGCGTTGTTGTATTCTCGGGGTATGGCAATGATCAACAAGGGTGCCAGCAGTTGACTGTTTTTTCTACTTTCAAAGTTTTTAAACTTGAACTGGTCAGTATCGGGCAAACTGCTGAGATCATATATGGCTTGTATGGTCTGCTTGTCCTCTATAAACACAATTTCGTGAAACTGATCAGCTACAGGTTGAACAAGATTTCGCAACTCCTGTACCAGTTGTGTATCCAATCGTTCTTCAAAATTGAACGAGCGATGTGTGCGACTAAAAGTTTGCCATTTTTCTAAATTAAGCATTTACAATTACCTCTATACGATCTTGTTGTCTTGGCACTGAATTGACCAAGGGAGGCATACGACCAACGCCTTGACCCAACACTGTGATCACTGTGTCAAATAATCCCCTGACCCAGGGCAGTGCTGCTGCTTCGGGTGTTGGTCCCGATAGATCACAATCAGTGTGTGCTTGATAACGACGAGTGACCCGTTGACTCAGTATGTCGTTGACTAGATTTCGCACAAAACGATAGGCTTCCACTTCAACACTTTGTCTAACCAGCGCACGACCACTTCTATCAAAATACTCCATGAGCACGGAGCGTAGATTTTCATTGCTCATGTATTCAAGATCCTCGCACACAGCGGCCAGCACAAACAGTAGATCCCTATGACACTTGACACTGTCATATTGATAGTCTTTAAACACACCTTGACCCTGTATGCGCTGTAGTTCTATCCAAGTGCCTGTTTCGTAGGCAATGAACTGCCTGTTGCGATGAATCAGTTGAATAGCACGGTGTTGACCCGCTAGGGGTTCGGGTGGAAAACTACGATTGACAGAGTAAGTGATGGCTGATTGATCCAACCATTCAGTTAGATTGCCCAGAGCCAATCCCGTGTGAAATACCATGCTTTCATAAAGGTTGGCCCTGTTTCTATCCCCAATCCTAGTGCCTGTGAGATTGTCCAAACTGGGCGTAAGTGTTACTGATACACGATCGCTGTCCAGATCCGAGATTTGTACACGATAGCAGATTTCTGCTTGTCTAGCAGGAGTCATGTGTATGACCTGTGCCATAGTTTGTTTTAGTAGTTGTCTGTTCATACTATTATTTATTTTGACCTAAGGGGGCACAGCTAAAGCCTGACTCGCCCAGCGAAGCGCAAAAAAATTTTGAAGCAAAATTTCACACCATAATATACATACATTTCAAAAGCATCGAAGACCGTATAAATACACTGTATGAAAATCTACGAAATCGTTAATCCAGCACCTGTAGAACAACCAGCCGCACCACAGGCTGTACAAGCACCCGCACCACAGCAACCAGCTCAAGACGCAGAAACACCGCCGCCAGAAGAGATTAAGGCTGTACAGGATTTGTTGGGCTCTATTGATGTTAAAACGGAAAAGCCACAAACGCTGCTAAACAAGCTGACAGGATGGATGAAGGCACATCCACTGTTGGACAAGGTAACTGATCTTATACCACAGACACGTTTGGTTAAAGCTATAGCGGCTGCAGCAGATGCCATTGAATCTGGTGATCCAAAAACAGCACTGGCAAGTCTAGCTAGTGGATTAACTGGCAATGTTGGAAAGGCAGTACAACAGGCCAATCAATTGGTTAATGTGGGTAGCAATCTAGCACAGGGTAATTTACAAGGTGCCGCAATGGCAGTGGGTGGAAATGTGGCCACAGCAGCCAAAGGTATACAGGCTGCTAACACATTGGCACAAGGTGGAACTGTATCACAGGCAGCACAACAGTTTGGTGGTACAGTGGGCAAGGTAGCTAAAGGTGCTGAATTCGTACAGAACAAGTTGGCAGCGCAACAACCAGCCGCAGTGACAGCGCAAGCACCACAACCTGAAGACGAATTGGCACGTATAAAGAAGTTGGCTAGTGTGTAAACAACTATGAAAATACTATTACTACCATTACTACTGTTGGCATCAGGATGCGGTAATTTTGTACGTGCTTACGGAGATCCAGTTGAATTGGCACGTAAAGACTGCTTGAACATAGGACACCGTGGTGTAGCATATACGCAGTGTGTGGATAGAATTAGTCAGCAGATAAGGGAACAGCGTAGTAGAGAACGTGCGGCAGCTAACAGTGCGCCAGTTATACGACCACAGCATTATGGTCCAGATTGGCGAGTTCAGCCACAACCACAAATACAGTATCATCATAATAGAACTATAACGTGTACACCACGTTTGGGTGGTAGAATCGACTGTTCTTAACGGGTCCGAAATGGGTCCTGTAGGGTAAAAAATCTGCGTCACGAAAATTTTAAAAGAAGTACTTATGCTTTCTGGGTGGTGATTTACAACCACTAAGGGCGTAATACACAAGTATTACAAATAATATTATAAGCCCCGACCCCCTCGAGAATATTTTTATTTTCTTAAACCTCGACACTCTCATCACTCGAACCAAAAAAAATCCCCAACACAACCGGGAGCGAATCGGATTTATGTGTCGGGGATCACTGCTTGCTAGAGCAACCTCTCTAGCTAGGGACTAGTTACCGGGAGCGAATCGTTGGCTAGTCAGTGTACAGCATACAGCTCTTAGTGGCTGCTAGCTGTACTGTATACGCACAGCTTAGGCCCTACGCATACATGTTACCTCTGCTACAGCTTGCCAGTTGTTAGGCATTGACTTCTTAAGGTCTGCCAGCTTGAGTACCATACGCAGGCTCAGCTCTCGTAGCTTGCTCTTGTTAACATCAATGAACTCAATGAGCTCCTCGTTTGCTTCTGCTGTAAAGCCATAGTCGTCCAGCATGCCGCACTCTGCTACCACTTGACGTATACGCAACAGCTTCTCACGGTCTGTGTCAATGGTAAGATCCAAGTAGTGGCAACGGCTCTCCAATGCTTCCAAGTGATCCTGTAGCTTCTTGCTACGCACGTTCTCAAACTTAATATTAGTGATAAAGATAGCGCCACCGCTGAACTCAAAGCTATTGGGCACACCTTCTGAGCGCAACAGTCTGCTGTCAGTGTTCCAATGGATGGTACGCTTCTTGCTTGAGTCAAGAGCAGCCTTGAGAATGTTCAAGCTCAAGTCGTCCAGCAATACGCTATCACAGTCATCGAACACTAGGATTGACTTCTTGTCACTGAACTCGTAGAGCTTCTTGTACAAGCCAATGGCACTCATTGCGCCCTTGACTACTTCGTATTTCTTCAGCTTACTATTCTGTGCTACATCAGCGAACACATCGTGCTTTGACAGTACCTTCTCAACGCCAAAGGATTTACCTACGCCTGGAGGGCCAGTTACAATCATGGCACGTACATCGCCCTTTTTCACAGCACGGGTCATGTCTTCCAGGATCTGGAAACGTTGGCGCAGTCGTTCGATAATCTCCGCGTCAGTGACCTTGCTCAAGTCCTTGTTGACTTTGTCCAGTTCGAAACTGGCCACAGTGCCCTTGTCTGCCTTACGAGTAGTCTTCATAGTGTCGAGACTCAAAACCTTATAGCTTTTACCTGTCATTGTTCGCTCCAATGTTGTTTAAAAATTAATTATACTGTCAATAGAGCCTGTTGTCAAGCTCTATTAGCTGTCAATTAAGCCAGTTCACGAGCCGCTTTGCTCAGCATGTTGGCAGGCACTCGCCACAGACCCATCGTGGTCTTTACAGTGACAAACTTGATGGCAATCTTTTGTACAGTGCCCACAAGCGTTTGACGTGTCTTTGAGCTGGTGAACTCTACAGTATCGCCTACTCGCAGGCTGAACTTGGTCTGCTGTGTCAGCTTGGTGCGGGCAAACTTCACAGCATCAATCATGCTGGAGAGTTCGTCGTTTGTGAATGTGCCACCGATGATAGCTGTGTTGATTTGCTGTACGTTCATAGTTCGCTCCTATTTGCGTTGTTGAAGTGTTTATTATACTGTCTTTTGAAAGACCTGTCAACCTCTAGGGTCAATCCCAGCTCTTCTTGTCACCGAACTGCTCGTTGTAGTTGTAGCCTGCGGTGTAGGCAGTAATCTCTTCTGCGGTCATCTCTCCCAGAGTGACCATCTCCGAACTGAAAGTGTCACCCTTGAAGTAGTGTGGGTGATAGCCACGACCGTAGTAGCTGTCAGCACTGCCGCGATCGAAAGGACCGCCGTGGCGCTCATCGTATTGGGTTTTCTTTGCTTCTGCGATCATCTTCGCTCCTTGCTTGTCTATGTATCAATTATACAGTCATTTGGCGTTCATGTCAACCAATCGTTTGACAGTTTCATCGTACTCCAAGCGGCTCAGGACCACGCCGTACATGCTGTAGATCAGTGCGGCAATGCTGAGGATGGCAAAGCCGTTGACGATCTGCTCTGCTGTCAGCATCTGTAGGACCAGCGTGATGCCCACACTGCCCACTGTGATTGCTGTTACGATGCCTGCTGTTTGGAGGATTGCTCGTTGTTTCAGTGTCATTTGATTTCCTTTGTTTCTATATGTTAATTATACGATTAATTGAATAACCAGTCAACCATTAGGGCTATTCCCATGATCCACACAGGCGCCAGCACAATGGCTAGGTTGATGATTGCTTGCGGGATTACCATGCCAACTCCTTTGCGGGATAAGTGATTTTGCCTTCGTACTCCCATTGGCTACGCTCAAAGTCTGTGAGGTAGTCGTTGGCCACAACTTCAAAGTTGATGACGTACTCGCGATAGAACTCGTTGTCCTGCTCAATCTGAGGACGCAAGGCCATGACAGTTTCAGTGACACGGTTGAAGTCCTTGAACTTCTTGACCACATAGTCCGCACCGCCTTTGGGCTTCCAGTAGGGCTCATCAGCGCTACCGTAGTTCTCGTACACTTGGGTTTGGATCAATAGTTTAGCCATTTGGTTCGCTCCTTGTTGCTGTCTATGTATGTATTATAAGGCCTTTTGAATAGCCTGTCAACCTGTAGGGTTATTGGTTAAGAGCCGCTTCACGCTCGCAGGCTTCGTTCAAGGCGTTCTGAGCATCGTACATCTCATCACGTGCGACACGCAGGGCACGTTCCTTGTCGCTCCAATCGCTTTGTTGGGCTTCGTGATAGGCAACCAGCTTCTCTGCGTATCGTAGGGCGAGTGTTTGAACTGCTGTCATTGTGTGCTCCTTGCTGTGTATGTGTTAATTATACACGGATTCGACTGGGTTGTCAACCAAAATCTCGTCTGTTACAATCTTTCCACCGTAGGCCTGCTGATATGTCTCAGCCACAGCCAGTACAAAGAAAGTATACACTTTTCCCTGCTTGGTAATCAGTGTATACTTCATCAGCGCACCGCCAGACGCTTAAACACTGCCAGGATCTCAGGCTTGTTCATCATGGCGTCAAAGGCCTCTTGTGGGTTGTAGAATTCACCAGTCTTGCGGTCCTGAACACGATTGACTTCACGTCCTGTGAGCTGTTTCTGCTCTTTAGCTTGGAACTTGGCGATTTCTTTCTTGCTGACTTTCATGTGTGCTCCTTGCTGTCTATGTATGTATTATAACACCGTTTGGACAACCTGTCAACCAATATGTTGGATCTCTGCTCTCCAGTAGCACTCACGGCTACCGCCTGTTTCCCAGTGTGCCTTGTAGGCTTGGGCTTCTTCCAGTGTAGTATAGAAGCGGGTGTCGTTGGGATCAACTCGTTGTACACCGCAATCATATTCAGTCACTGTGACTTTGTACAGGCCATTCAGTTTGACTTCCATATGCTTCTCCTTCTGTTGAGCTTTAATTATAAGGCCTTTTGGGCTAGGCGTCAAGCGAACTGTCGGAGAAACCCATCACGGATCAGGGTCATTTCGCTGTCCTCTACATAGAAATCTGTAGTAGGATCGTAGTACATTCCTTCGGAGTTGTCGTAGTACAGAACCCTGCCTGAGAAGTTGAATGGTCCTTCCAGGCCCTTGCGTGGACCGTATTTGACACGCATCTGGTCCATTTCATACTTGTCTGCTACTACCTTGTATCCCATGTCAGCTCCTTGTTGCGATGTATGTATTATAGCATCAAACAAAGACCCTGTCAACCAAATGGGTATTGGCCAGTCCTACTGGATTCGAACCAGTGGCCCACGCCTTAGAAGGGCGTTGCTCTATCCAACTGAGCTAAGGACTGATCTGGTGGGCCGTCTGTGAGTCGAACACAGCACCAATGGATTATGAGTCCACTGCTCTAACCAACATGAGCTAACGGCCCTAACTTGGTGCGACTGACCGGAATCGAACCGGTATGCCTTGCGGCGAGGGATTTTAAGTCCCTTGTGTCTACCTATTTCACCACAGTCGCATTATCTTAACTAAATTCTTTAATCAACGCATAGTCACCGTCTGTTGTTTCCTCGTAGACTGTGACTATCGTGTTGGTATCTTTATGAGTTCTTTCTGCGATGCGTAGAGCATCTTTCTTGCTTGCGGTAGTCTCGATAAGCTCCTGGTGACCCGAATCGTCTTCGGACCACACTTCGTATTGAACCCAGTTCATGATTGATTGTTTAAATCTTTGTTGAGTAAATCGCACAGGTATTGTGCTGTCTGTTCAGCTTCGTACCTATTGTCACGAACTATACAGCAGAGCACTCGCCCAACTGGTTCGCTTTTGAAATCACGGATGACCACGCACCCGCCCATATAATCTTCTGAAAATGAAACACCGTATCGCATACTAGTAATTATCTCAGTGTGCGATACGGTGTCGTAGATTAGAATGGAGCGTCTTCCATCTCGGAAGTGTCAACTGCTGGAGTCTTTGCCTTAGGAGCAGCCTTAGTCTTGGCAGGGGCCTTAACGGCAGTGGCCTTGACTTTAGGAGCAGCAACCTTGGCAGGCTTCTCGTCCTTGCGATCCAGATAGTCGGCGATTGCCACTTGCTCAACCACATTGGCAAACTCGTCAAGGTTCTTAATGAACTTGACAGCATCCAACTTAGTCATAGCTTCGGGAAGCTCGATGAGGTTGATATCTGTATGACCAGACTTAGCAAGTACTTTGACTCGCATCTGATCGTTAGCAAAGCGGACCTTAGTCACGCCATTGAGAGCTGAAGTGCCTGCGACGGTAAAGAGTTTATCAGTAGCCATTTTAAAATTTCCTTTTCTGTGTGTGTAAAAATATGTTCTTTTTGAACATGTGTTAAGTATAACACCAAAGAGGCTGTTCGTCAACCTCTTTTGGCAAATCAATCCATCCTGGATCCTGCGTAAACCTTCTCCAGACCCAACTTCTGTTTGAGCACCTCTGCGTAGGCATAGGCACCCGCTTCCAGAATGTCCAGAGATTGAACGCCTGCTTTGGATGGATTCCACAGCTGGAGCGAACCAGTGTAGTCTTTACGGAAGCCGTAGCTCTGAAGTGTCTTGCCCAAACGGCTGTTTGAGCGCACACCGTACACGTTGACCCACGCAAAGCCGCAAGCACCACGGTCGCCACCCAACTTCAGGTGTTCTGCTTTTGCGGCTGTACGAGCAGCCATGCCAGCTTCGTTCAGGGCGTTTTGGACAGCTTCTGCGTTGAAAGTCTCTTTTTCAGCGATTGCGAACATTTCGTTTCCTCTATTGCGTTGTTGAAGTAGTAATTATACTGCCAAAACGTCATCCTGTCAACTCAATTCTACGTCTTTTTTTGTTGTTTTTTCACAACATCTTTTGGGCGCACCCGATCCTTGGCGAACTCTCTGTCCACATAGTACTGAATTAGGTGCCTTTGAATCATGGTAATCAAATCGCCATGGTCGTCATCAACTACAAAACGAACCGGACATTTACTCCACGCACCCGACTTGTTGAAGTCGGCAAACCATTGTCTGTGTTCTCGATTGGTAGCATCGAAGATCACATAGGGTCTGCCATAGAGTGCGAGACGGCTCATTTAAACCAACTCCTAATAGCCGCTTCTAGAGCTGTAAAGTCAAATCGTTGATCCTTTGGACGCACCCGCAGGATCTCTTTACGATCGTGCTCTGTATTCATTTCTTTGTTAGTCTTATTCATTTTTGCTCTTCTTGTTCGTTAGTTGCACTCAACCCACCATCCAAATCAATCTCTTGATTCTCTTCTTCGTATTCTGCCATGCTCTCGCTGATACAGAATGCTTCATCCAACTCCGCAGGCAGTGTGTCTGCCACTTCAGTGGAGTTCATGTCGCCATACTCGTAATAGTCATCGTTGCCATCTTCCCAGATGCCAGCAAAGGCCATGCCGGGTTCGTAATACATGGCACGGATCTTAAAGCCCTGCTCCATGAGACGCTCGTAAGCATTAGTAGGAGGAGCCCACGCACTGTCAAATGTCAACATCAAGCCGCCTGGGATATCCTGTGCTGGATAGCCGTCACCGCCCACATCCCACTTGGTGCCCCATTCAGCCACGCAGAAGTCATACCAGTTCTTGTAGTTGTAGGCATTGAGGTTGTCCTGTTCGCTCTTCTCAAGAGCTGCCTGCTTCTCTGGATCACCATGGGCACCCGCCATAGTCTCTGTCAAGCACAAGGGCACAGGAATGAATTCGTGTAGCAGAGCACCCTTGTTGAATGCTTCGCGAGCTCGCTCGAGCATAGCAGGATCTTCGTGGTAGAGTTCTACCGTGTTGTTGCACCAATTAGGCATCGAAGCTCTCCTCTCCAAGTTCAGTTACTTCTTCTTCCAACACCATCACGTCGATGATGCGGGCTGTTTGATCTGTGTTGCTTACACCTTGAAACGCAGTGCGGAACGATTGGTACTCGCCCAGGAAGTCAAAGACATCCATTCGATCCCAACCCTCTGGCACTTCAATCTCTTGCCGCAGGATAGTGGTTACATAGGCTTTCATTAGATGATCTCCTCTTCCCACTCGTAGAATGTAACAGCAGGGTCCAACTTCTTCAGTTGCCGAGCCGCTGTGACCAGCTCCTTATATCTCCGATTGACCTCTGCTCGGGGAAGTTCTCCATCGCAGGTCAAGTTCTCAGGACTAAGGGCCGCATCAATCATATCTGCCACACGCCGACGACCTTTGGCAGTTTTAATCTCATACTGCTCGCCTTTGAAGAAGGAATTCCAGTGATTCTTCTGTGCGATGAACTCTTGTAGTGCTTTCATTGTTGCTCCTAGTTGCTGTGTGTAAGTAGTAATTATACTGCCAAACTGTCACTTTGTCAATCGGAAGCGGTCAATAACCATGTTGGCATCAGGGTATTCATCTTGCCTAGCCATTTCTTCGTCCAGCATTTCAACGAGGAGCAGTTGCTGGAGGCGCATGGCTTCTTTACGATCAGTGGGATCCAAGCACTCGAGGAAGGCTTCGTATTCT